GTAATTCGCAAAGTACTCGTGGAAAGCATTTCGGTATATGTTTGAGAAGCACCGAATCCAACTACTGGAGACGGGTTTGATAAAACTTGTGTGTCTTCTTGAACGCTCCCCTTTTTTCTATGTAACCATAAATAAAGATTATAAAATTCAGGGTTGGTGGTACTGAAAAAATCAGTAGAAAAAACTATATCAGTTGCGTAGCCCTTTGCTATTGTATATTGACTTTCAATAGCTTGGATAATTTCATAAACTCTAATCGCATATTTTAAATCAGAATATAAAACCCCGTTAACTCCCGCAGACGAATGCCAATACACATTTCCGTTTGCTACCGAATAACTGTCAGAGTTATAATATAAACGACTTGGCGGAGGGTGCAACTCACTTTCTTCATTACTCGCTCCAGATGTTATTAAAGGACATATTATAGGTCCTGAAGCAGTTTGTAAACGGTCTTCAATGGTAGCTGCGTCATAAGTTAAATTATAATCGTCTAATTCTGGTAAAGACCCTATCAAAAAATCTTGAAGTAAATTCTTTAAAGAAACGGTCTCGCCATAGAAAACAATCTTATATGCATACGGTTTATTGTTTTTAAGCTCAACACCTTTTAAAACGACATATCCTTTTTTATAGGCAATATTGTTTAGTTCGATATTTGCTGCTGTTTTAAATCGTGCATCAAATCCATCTGTTATATTAAAATTGTAATAATGCTTAAAAATCTTATTATTAGTTGAGTTCGCCGGCAGAGTAAAAGATTGAGTAAACTCAGTGAAAATTTTATCTGGGTCTTTTATATCTTGAATACTTTGATTAATACTTACTTGTTCGTCTTTAAATAAATCGATTCTTTCGGTGGCGATATATAACTGCAGTTTTTGCATTATCTAACACTATTTATGTAATCATAAGCCATTTCAAAGTCAAACTTATATTCAATGAGTCTATTGTTTAGTGATGTCTTGCGTGTCATCCTGCTTTTCTTAACGTTTAAAGGCGTTAAATCCGCTGTGACAGGGTTTACGTTAATAGCTGAATTTGAAAGCCATACAGACTCGGAAAGCATTAGCTGTTCAAACCATTCGTTTGCCCATTCAGGATAAAATCCAGAGCTTAATGTTAGTGTATTATTAGCAGTTGTATTAAAAACTTGTTTAGTGTGTTCAATTGTACTGTAAGTTCCTGTAGGACTTATGATGTTTCTTTGGAATGTTTTTTGTTTTCTTGATGTTGTGTTAACTTCTTTTAAAAAGAACCATATTTCTTGTATCGCTCCAAATTTATTTGTGAATAATATTCTGTTTCCTGCTCCGTATTTGGTGCAATCAATTCGTATAAAATTCATATTGAATGAACCTGTTAATGCTATCGGAGTGCTTTCGTCATTAGAAGCTGTATATTGCTGATACTGTAGTTCATCACTTGTTGCGTGTATGTATGGAATCCAACCTGTTGCGCCAGTAGGCACATATGAATAGAAATAATTATCAGTTCCTTCATTTGGGGACTTGCCTGATACTAACCATCCTGGTGGCGAAGTGCCATCTGCTGAGACAGATGGACTCGCTCCTTCTAAAAAAGTTCCATAACCATCATATCCTACATCTGTGAAAGTGTCAGTAGTTAAGGCAGCTCCAGACCCGTCTGTAGATGCGTGAGAAGTAACAACTGTAATTATTGGAATATCTGTACCTACAGGTCTTAACATAGGGTCAGTTTCTATATAATCTCTACATAATTCTGCAATCTCCCAGAGTATATCAGCTCCTGCTGAAGTTGATTTAACAAGTGTGTATCTTAATACGCTATCTATTGTGATAGTACATTTAGTAGATTTTGGAGTTCCCACATTTGCTACGTCTGTTTTATAAACTGGACTTCTTAAGAGTATTCCTGCCATTATTTTTTGTTTATTTGTTCTATTAATCCGTGTTCTATATCTACTGCAAATGATTCAAAAAGGTCATCAGGTAAGCGTTCAAAAGCTTTATCAAAAGGTTTGGTATAAAAAAATGATGGTTTTAAACCTCTATTATAAATATTACTTGCTATTACATATCCAAGGGATTGATAATTGCCTTTACTATATCTTCCTTTTGCATCTCTAAATCTTATATTTTTCATTTGTGCCCAAGCTGCTACACTTCTAACAAATTTTTTCCACGACCCACTATAAGTACCTGAGCCAAATTTATAAGGAGAGCTTGAGGCTTGTTGCCCTGTTATTTTTGCATTAGGTGAAATATTAGAAGGGTCTGCTCCTTTTACTCCTTTGTCTTGAAATTCTCCATATTCTTCCATTTCAAAATAAAACTCAAACTTACCGTCTTTATTATTTATTTTATATTTAATGGATTCATATAATGGTCCTCCTCCTTTTTGGTCTCTTGTCAAATTTCTTTTTGATTGACTCACCATATACCTGCCAAAGTCGTTGAACATTTTATTTAATTCATTTAGTTTCATTAGCATATACTTATATCGTTATAAATTAATACATCCATTGTAGCAGTCCATCCTGCCAGTTCGTTTTCAAATCTATCATAGAAAGGTTCTATACTTGCATTAC